CAATTAGAAAAAGGTGAAAATGGTACACTCCATTACCAATTTTATCAGAATTTCAAGAATGCTGTTAGATTAGCTCACTATAAGAAACTACTTCCTGAGGCTCATTGTGAGCCTGTGATAGTTGATAATGGTGCAGATAAGTATTGTATGAAGGAGGACACTAGAGTAGAAGGACCATGGGAGTATGGACAGAAACCACTTCAACGTAATAGTAAGAAGGATTGGGAAACTATTTATGAAAAGGCTAAGACTGGAGACTTGTTAGGTATTCCAGCTGACATACGTGTTAGGTGTTATTCACAACTAAAGAAGATAGAGAAGGATCACATTCAAGTAAAGGATTCAGATGATCTCAGAGGTGTTTGGATATGGGGTGAGTCAGGTTATGGTAAGTCTAGAATGGCTAGAAGAGATTATCCAAATGCTTATCCTAAACTATGTAACAAATGGTGGGATGGATATCAGAATCAAGAGCATGTCATTATGGATGACATAGGACTAGAACACAAGGTATTAGGACAACAACTTAAGATATGGTCAGACCGTTATGGTTGCATACTAGAGAACAAAGGAGGTGCAATGTCTTCTAATTATAAGAAGTTTGTCGTTACTTCTCAGTATTCTATCGAACAAATCTTTGTGGATGATCAGAAGACTATTGAGGCACTTAGGAGAAGGTTTAAGGTTATTCATCTTCCATTTAAGATGGATTTCGACAGTTTGGCTTTAAAGGAGGAGTCTTCAGGAGATTATATAATATAATATATAAAAACTATTTAAGCGATTAATTATTTTAATTTCACTTAAAATGATGAAGATTAGAAATAAATCAGGTATCAGAAAAGGAATGAAGAGATATGCTAGAAGAAAGGCTAGAGGAGTTACTTCTACTTTATCAGGTAGATATTTATTATCTAACGATGTAACAAGAGCTCAGATTGAATTGTATGATCTTTTGGTCATACCTAGTGGTACTTCAGGGTTAGTATTTGCTTCTAATACTGCTAATTATAAGGATATCGAAGATATTTTAGCTAATTCTACATCTTTTCAGGATCTATTTCCAATTTATGCTAGATATAAGATAACTGGATTATCTATGAGGTGTTCTGTAGCTCAAGATAATTCATATATAACATCAAAAATAGGTAGTGGGTTTCCAACATGTAGTGCTGCTTTTTATCCTAATTTAACCAATGTTGGAATTGGTACTAATCCTTCTTTTAATGATCATAAATTAATTTTAGAATCAGGAGTAACTAATGTTCAATCAAAGTATTGGAAGTTTCCTGATAATTACTTTGAGGCATCAGGTACTGGATTTGGAGTATGGTCTCAGTGCAACGGATATACTAATCAAGTTGGTCAGATATCAGTAGCTGCAAATAAGATAGGTTTTGGTGCTACTGCTGATTGTTATTTATTTAATGTAAGGTTAACACTTTATGTTATGTTTTCAGATAAGAACAGGTAATCACTCAACCTGGGGAAACCGAGGCCGCATGGCCGGATGTTGGGAGATTGAGGGGACAGGATACTTAGTATATACACATATCTATATATATAACCTCATATATATCTATTAATTTTTTATATAATAAATTAATGGCTGCCTTGACACGTCGATCCCACTAGTATTATAGGGATCGGCGTGACATGTGTCAAAATTATATTTATATAATTATGACGTCATTTGTAACGGGAACCGTTACAAATATATTATATATATAGATCTGAAGTTTATTTAAATAATTTCATTTAAAATGCAAAAGGAAAAGAAAAATGGTGATATTAGATCAAGAACATGGTTATGCACCCTGAACAATCCCGGTCAGATTTCATTAGAAACCATTCATGCAAATCTATTGGCTGTTTATACAGTAGGCCAATTAGAAAAAGGTGAAAATGGTACACTCCATTACCAATTTTATCAGAATTTCAAGAATGCTGTTAGATTAGCTCACTATAAGAAACTACTTCCTGAGGCTCATTGTGAGCCTGTGATAG